AGCGAAAAATCCAAGAATATAATCAGAATAGAAAAAATTCATGAAAAAGATTTTGAAAGAATTTTTGTAACTTCGGATATACATGGATACTACTCATTATTTTTAAAGTTGCTGGATAAAATACAACTTACTAAGAAAGATTTGCTTATAATAATGGGAGATTCGTGCGACAGAGGACCACAATCTTATGAACTTTATAAAAAATATATGGAATTGTCCGAACAGGGATATAATATAAAGCATATTTTAGGGAATCATGAAGATATGCTGTATAAAGCTGTTCAATCAGGAGATGATGCTCATTGGTATCGTAACGGAGGAGAGAAAACCGATATTTCCTTCTCTGAAAATTTGGGTATAACTTTAGAAGAATGGAAAGAAAAAGACGGAATGAAAAATTTGGAATGGTTTGTAAACTGGATAGAGCAGTTGCCTTTAATAATTGAAGGAGATAAAAATATATTTGTTCATGCGGCTTATGATACTACTAAAAGTATAGATGAACAGGAGCATAGATTTTTAGTTTGGAGTAGAGATGATTTTTGGACAAATAATAAAACAGGAAAAGCAATTTATTTTGGACATACTCCAAGTAAAGACGGTAAAATAAGATACTATGTAAATGATGTCTGCTGTATTGACACAGGTTCGTATAACACGAAAGTACTAGGCTGTATAAATTTGAATTCCAAAGAAGAAATATATGTTAAAGAAGATTAAGAAATAAAAAAAGACCCTGATGTTATTCAGTTATCAAACGAAGTTGAACGATTAGGTGAAGAAATCGGTTTTACAGTTGAAAATTAAAATACTATGGAAATACAAGGACGAATTAAACAAATATTTGCCCCCGAAACAGTAGGGCAAAACGGTTTTCAAAAGCGTGATTTAGTTATCACCACAGAAGAGCAATATCCTAATGATATTCTCATACAATTCACGCAACAGCGTTGTGATTTGCTCAACAATTTGAAAGTAGGTCAGAATGTAAGGGTACACTTTAACTTACGCGGTAGAGAGTGGACAAACCAACAAGGCGAGGTTAAGTACTTCAACACAATTGAGGGTTGGAAAATTGAACTCATTCAAACCACGAATGTAGCACAACAATACCAGCAACCTCAATACCAGCAAGCCCAAGGTTATGCACAACATCCCCAAGGTTACCAACAGCAACCGCAATACGCACCGCCCCAACAAGCACAAGCGTACCCACCACAAGGACAGCCGCAATACCAGCAGGGGCAAATGTTTAACCAGTACGGGCAAGCCCCCACACAAGATGACGGAACGCCTTTTTAGAAAACAATTTAAAATAAATAAAAAATGAACAAGTATGTAATTAAATTTAGCCACGTGGAAGAAAGTGAGTACACGGCTATTGTAGAAGCAGAAAGCTATGAAGAAGCAATGGATATTTTTGAAGAAAGTCCATTTGAGTATCTTGAAGATGAAGAACCTGATGGTGTAAATGGAATAGATTATTACGTTAGTAAAGTTACGGAAAACGGCGAAGTTGTATATGAAAAAACAAAGGAATTAATAGCGGAGTTCCGTGAATGTTAAGTAATTAACACAACAAAAAGCAAGCATCAATCGGGATAGTAGTAGGTTCGAGTCCTGCCTTGCTTTCAAAATAAAGACAAAATGGAAGCACTAAAAAAAGAAGCAAAAGATATTCAGAGTTATTTAGAAATTGAATGCTCTGATAGTCCTGAGGAAATGGTGGAGCGTATTAAAACATTATCTGTTTACTTGGCACGTAGTGGAGAAATGCTTGCAAAGGCAAAGTACCTCTACAACCAACGTACAACGTTGGAAATTACAAAGACTATCATAGCCATAGCAAAAGAGCAATATCTATCGGCAACGGCCCAAAATGCCTTAGTTAAGGGTATAGCTCAGGAGGAACAATTCCTTGTAGATTGGTTGGAGCGTATTAACCGTACTTGTACGCATCAGATAGAAGCCCTTAGAAGTCTTTTGAGTTATGAAAAAGAGAATTTAAGGATAGCAAAAACAGGGTATTAAGCAAGTTTTTCCACCTGTTAAGCAAGGACAAAAACAAGTTATAAAACACTGAATATCAAAGTAAAAATATAAATAAACAAGTTTTAAAGTAAAATAAGCAATGAAAAAAGAAACAGTAAGCCGATTTAATGAGGTGATACTCACAACCTCAGACCTTAACGCTTTAAAAGGCAAATACCTAACTGAAAATCTTTATCGTCGTTGGGAAGAAAAATTTATTGATGAGGATACAGGCGAATTTGTCCCTATTGAACGCAGGGAGATTATCCTTTATCAAGGTGAAGAACTAACTGATGACAACCTGCAAACTATCAAATTCTTTATGGATAGCGGCGAACTAAAAGAAGTATCTGTTAGCAACCTACAACGCTCAGCACGATTGGTAGGAGGTAGTGCTACCATTTGGACGGCAGTGGTAGATGACAATGACAAAAAGCGCACGTTTTATCTGTATGCCAATAGTGCTGCCGTAGCACAACAAATCATTACCGACTATGTGGAGCAGCATTATAAGGGAACGTTTGAAATAAAATCGCTCAAAGAGCAGCAGTATTTTACCCTTGTATCATTGGCAAAGAAAAACAGCGATGAGGATCAAAATAAGTTCTATCAGATAGAGGTAGAGATAATGGTAAACAAAGAATCTTATCCAATGCGCTTTTTAGTGAAAGCACCTAATGCTGAAGAGGCAAAAGTACTAAGCGAGGCGTTTTATGAAACTTATATGCGTGTAGCAGATGAGGATAAAGAATTACCTCCTTATACAATGACCTTGCTATCGGCAAAAACGCTGAATGTAGAGGCAGTAATAGACCACCAGTTTTGCAAGGAATATATAGACAAAAGCAAAGAAACGTTGTAATTTTTCCACTGTGCACCCCGATTGGAAAGCTCTCACGTTCGAGCCGTGAGCGGGGGCTAATTTAACAACCCGATTTGAATGAGATTGAGTGCTAGGCGCAAGGAAGGAGCAAATGTATATGATAGAACATAACAATAGATTAAACGCTAAAAAATTAGCAGAATACATTACAGGAGACACATTACGTAAGTATGTAGCTAAGAAGGTAAGATACTATGTAGGAGATGATATTATTATTTTCGACGGGGCTTGTGGAAGCGGACAACTTGAACAATATGTAAAATCTAAGAAAATAATTGGTATAGATGTGCAAGAGGAATGCTGTAAGGCTTTTGTTAAGAATTTTTCTAATTCAGAAGTTAGGAATATGAGTTTTTTTCTTCTCGATGAAAACATAAAAGTAGATTGTGTATTAATGAATCCTCCTTTTTCAATTGCTTTTAATGATTTATCCGATATGGAAAGAGCTTTAATACAAAGGGATTTTAGGTGGAAAAAGAACGGAAAAGTAGATGATATATTTGTTTTAAAATCGTTAAAATACACAAAAAGATACGCTTTCTATATTCTATTTCCTGGCGTCGCTTATCGAGGAACAGAGAAAGTATTCAGAGAGCTCATAGGTAATAGCTTATTAGAACTTAATCTTATTCGAAATGCGTTTGATGATACGAATATTGATGTATTATGTATCGTTATTGATAAGGAAAAAACATCTAACGAATTATATCGCGAAATATATGATTGCAAGACAAAAGACATTATTGCTAATGACAAAGCAATAATCCTTCCCAATGTATGGGAAGTGCTTAGAGAAAAGGTAATAACCGAAGAAGTAGATATTAAAGCATTGGAGGCTCAAATCGAATTAATAAAACAGAAGAGAAGAGCTATAGAAGATGAGTTAGATTTGTTTATAGAAAAAGAAGTAAAACCTTTATTAAACTTATGAGTATATATTGGGATAGCTCCAGCAAGGGGCAGGATAAGAATTTAAGAAAAACACAATATCACAACTGTTGGAGAGTGGAAGTAACCATTAACAAAACAAGAATTCGAAAGCGTTTTAAAAACTATTCTGAAGCGGTTACTTTTAACGAACTTTTGCAAATTGAAAAAAATAAAAAAGAATGCCAGCACCAGTAATAACAGCCGATAAAGCGACTTTTATTTGTAAACACTATATGGATATGTCTATTAAAGAAATTGCTAAAAAATTAGAAATTTCAAGAGATGTTGTGGGGAGGTTTTTTAAAGAAAAAGGGCTTCAAGTTCCAAAAGAGTTGCAACAGTTTTGGAGAAGTGAAGCGATGAAAAGACCTTATACCGATGAGGAACATCAGTTTATTCATAAGTATATACGCACACACTCTATAGATTGGATTGCTAACCGTTTGAAGCGTTCAAAACACCATTTATCAAAAGAAATGCACAAAATGGGGTATTCCGAGCTACTTAAAGAAAAGATAATCAATAATCAATATAAAAAAGGTCGTGTTGCTGAGAATAAAGGAAAGAAGATGAGTTTTGAAACCTATGAAAAATGTAAACACACTTTTTTTAAGAAAGGGCATTTACCTCATAATACTCTCACTGATTATACAGAAGTGATTCGCAATGAAAAAGGTATTTCTTACATCTATATAAAGATACCAGGAGCGAGAAAAGCAATACCTAAGCATCGTTATCTATGGGAGCAAGCACACGGAACAATACCTAAAGGGTATAATGTCATTTTTAAGAATGGGAATACTCTCGATTGCTGTTTGGAAAATTTGGTGTGTGTGAGCGATGAAGAACTTATGCAAAACAATACTATTCACCGTTATCCTAATGAGTTAAAAATAGCTATAAAACAAATTTCTAAAATAAAAAAACAACTGAACAAATGAACTTAGACAATTTAAACGAAACTCTATTCAAACTTTTGAATGATATAAAAGAAGACCGAGTTGATACTTCAAAAGCACAAGCAATGACCAACGTAGCCAACACTATTATTAATACAGCTAAGGTACAGTTACAAGGTATTAAGCAATTACAAGACTCGGGGATAGTCCCCCTGACAATGAAAGACAGTAGTCCCAAAATGCTTGGAGACTTGTATGACCAGAAGAGTGCTTTTGCTAAAAAACTCGGTTACTCTAATGTAGCAGAAGCTATTGGAAAAATGGGAAAAGAGCAATTCAATAAACTATATGAAAAACAAGTGTAGACACACTCAAACCAACAGCAAGAGCGATTTTTATCCTTATAAAAGGGGAAATAGGTAATAATCAATAAAAACAACAACTATGAAAGATACTTTTATTCTAAAAACTAAATACAAAAGTGTAATTAACAAATTGTCCGACAAGCAGGCAGGAGTTCTTTTCAAAATGTTATTCGAATATGTGGAGAACGGGGCAAATGCAGGCTCAACAGACGATAAGGTTGATATGGCTTTTGAATTTATAAAATTAGATTTAGATTATTACATAGATTCATATCAGAAGAAAGTAGAGGCTAACACGGAGAACGGGAAGAAGGGAGGTAATCCTAATTTTGTAAAGGGAAAATCAAATCCTTACTATGCAAAAAAAGATAACCCAAAGATAACCGAAGATAACCCAACATTACCCAACATAACCGAAGATAACCCTATTGATATTGATATTGATAATGTTTATAATAATATAAACAAACAAACAAACACGCACACGCACGAGGAAAAACCGAAAGAGGCAAAATCGACTTTAAAAGCCTATGACGATTTTAAAGGAGATACCATAGCGCTGGCAGCGTGGCTTGCTAAACGTTGGAATGACGCTAAGCGACATTATAATGTTGGCGCAATAGGCAATGTGGCGATATTAGGGAATGCTAAGATGAATCTCATCGAAGTTGCTAAGAACTACACGCAAGGAGAAATCGATTTAGCAATAAAAGGCGTGTTCATTCAGAAGCAGATTTACCCGCAATTCACACTATCTCCTGATAAAATGTTAGAGCCTGACCATTTTAGCACGTTTTATAATGCCGGACTAACAGATACCCAACTCTATACAGAAACCCCACAGAAGGGGCAGAAGGGTGGCAAATCGGGGGTGGTGCGTAATATTGGAGATTTGTGATTTAACTAACAACTAAAAGAAAAAAAGCAATGGCTAAAAATTTATTAGATGTAGATGTGGCAATGCGAAGATTGTCATATTTAGTAAAGCGAAAGGGAAATATTGACGATAAAGAGGCGTATAACTCAGTTGTGAAGTTCTTGAGAACCACTCAGGAATATCAAACTGATAAATACCCCCTTTTGTCAAGGCTATTTTGTTATATATTTCTTGCGCGCTTCAGATTTGCACAACAAGAAGGTGAGAATATAACAGCGAATACTATCTTGGGACATATATACGAAGTTATACAGAAGCCTCTTGAATGGTGGATTGATGATATTGCTTTCGAGAGTAAAATGCTTCGTTATGAGGTGGCGTATAAGGATTATGAACGGGGACTTCGTGAAGCAAAAAGGATAGCCGAAGCAAACAAAACACCCGCAGAGGAAAGCACAAGTTTGAAAGATGAATACCGTCCAGATGATATTGCGAGAGTTATCAAGGAGAGGGGAAAAATTATTGACGAGAAAATGAAAGACGCAATAACAGCACTTACTAAGGAATATAAACACGAGGATATAGAATATTTCATCAAATCAGAAATAACTAAACTGTCACTACTATGCCATTGAAATTAGAAGAAGTAAGAGAAGATATAGAGATTTCTCCCTTTGACGATTTGTGGTTTGCACGAGAATATGAAAGGGCATACATTCCTCTTGACAAACCCTTACCTCCGCCAGAAACTCTCATCAGTATTGGAGAGCACCAATTTAAGGGGAATTGTTATCCTACAACTGTAATGACAGCGGGGAGTTTTAGCGTGATAGCTGCGCCTTCGAAAAGCAAAAAAACGCTTTTCAAAACGCAACTTTGTGCAACCTATATTGGAGGTAATGCTTCTTATCGATTTCCAAACATACACTCACATCGTAGAGAAGATTATTATATCTTAGACTTTGACACCGAGCAATCTGAATACTATGCTCAGCGTACGTTTAAATCTGTTGCTGATATAGTAGGCACAATATATCCTCAGTATTTAACGTTCAAAATATGTCACCTATCTGCCGAAGAGCGTGTAGCGTTCATAGAGAAAGTATTGGAGCGATTTAAGGGGAAAGTCAAATTAGTGTTTATTGATGGTATAGCCGACTTGATGAACGATGTAAATAATCTTTAATGGAGTAACCAAATAGTGCATAAACTTATTAAATGGGCGGACGATTATAAGATACATATATGCACAATTATTCACGTAGCATATGGCGTTACCAAAGCCACTGGTCACTTAGGTAGTGCGGTAACTAAGAAGGCAGAGACTGTTTTCTTATTAAAAGTTGATGATAATGATAAAAACATCGTGGAAGTTCTCCCACAATATACACGTGGATACCCTTTTGATTCGTTTAAGTTTATGGTTGATAGTAATGATTTTACAATTTACTTTTATGATGAATTTACAGGGCAAATGGCTAAGCCTATGGGGAATATACCAAGAGAACCAATACAAGAGCGAAGTAATAATGCCATACCCGCAGCGTCGCCAAGTGAGGCATTTGGCAATGAACCTGATAACGGGGTGCTTTTTTAAAGATTTGAAACAATGAAAATCATAGACCTATTCAGCGGTATTGGTGGCTTTTCGCTCGGCTTTCAGCGGGCAGGCTACCAATTTACCGAGCATTATTTCAGCGAAATAGATAAACACGCAATCGCAAACTATAAAAACAATTTTCCAAATGCAAAATACATCGGAGATATTACCACTATTCGACCAACAGACCTTGCGGGAGCAGACATTATGACTTTCGGTTCGCCTTGCCAA